GCCAAGATGAGTATTATTTATTGTCAAATCTCGCATGGTATGTGGCAAATCGTAGGAATTCAAATTGGGATTGTATTGGACAGAATCTTTGGAAAATTTTTGTAAAGGCTTGGGCAAAACAAAACTAGTTTTTTGAGACTGTTTATATTTTTCACGCATTTCTTCTGGAATATTGCGTTCCACAGCATGTTCAGTTTGGAAAGCAGCCCCAGTATATTCAATATGTTGTTTAGACCTGTCAGTTTCTTTCATGATGAAATTATCTCGAATCTTAGGTGCCGGTACATCATAACCAGTGGGCAACATATCTTTTTCCGTGCCAGTTCTAAAAGTTTCTGGTTTGTACGAAACCAGAGTAGCCTGCATGGGTCTTTTTTGTCCACGCATGCCTTCGATGACTCGTCCTTCATAAGTTATCTTGGGATTGACACGCAGTTCATCTATTGTTTTGTCCAGGGCTCGGTACATCGAATGGTAACCATGAGTACCCACTTCATGTGGACCCAAATTAAGTCCGGGCGTGACTTGTACAGAATCAATAGGTTTTTCGTTTTGTCGATAACGACTGGCTTCAAACCTTGAACGTTCATCATCACCGGGAGCTGGTGTGCCGTACATGTGTGTTAAATTCTTCATGGGAGAAAAAAGTGGCGTATGTTCTTGTTTTTTGATGTGAGTGTCCTTAAAGTTTCCGGTAAATAATTCATTTTTGAAATTCTTGACAGTTTCAGTATATGAATCATTTGATCCATATCCAGCTTTCGTACTAAAATAGGGAGTCATATTATTATGCGTCAATTGTTCTTCCGGAAACAAACCATAAGTCATACCACCAGATTGCATGTATTGTGACCAACCACCTCCAAGTGATAATTCTCTCTCCAAATTGGTTAATTTGGATTTGTCACTGGTACAATAAATGTCATTGGGTGCGCTGGGTGATCCTTCGGCATCAAAAGTTTGAATTTGAAATTGTGATAAATATGCTGGTTCGGATGCATTGTTAATAATTTGTTGATATGAATTGGTGTTATTTGTTAATTTTTCACTCACGTCAAGCAAATTATCATCTCGATGATTTGGTGAATTATCATAATTGCGATTATTGCGTTTGGCTTTTTTATGTACCGTACGATGAATTTTCTTGCGACATTGTTTGGTGGAACGGGCGATTTCCCGCCAATCTTTTTCCGATATGATGTTATTCGGATAACAATCCAACATTATTATAAATAACAAGTAGATTTTCCATTTTTTTATAGATCGCGATTAAAAAAACTGAATTTATTAATCATTGAACATAAAAATTATTGAATATAATCAACCAAATATTAGTCAAATTATTAAAGATGCCTATTACAATCACCATACCAAATATTAATAAGGATCATGTTTTTTGGTTTAATTTTAGGAAAGCATTTTTCCAAGTATTTTTGCCCATCTTGTTGGCATTGATATCATTCTCGGATTATGTCAACCAAAGTGGCAAAAGTGGTAGTTATGCTTATAATCATTTATATTTTTACACATCATTTATTTTGTTGTTGTACACCGGGATGAAATATATTTTGGAATATATTTTTTCAGTTTGCTCTGATAACATTGTTTTCCGAAAAAAAATTGATTTGGAAAAAACTACCAATGAACTCGTTTTACCCACAAATATGTCCGACAACGAACAATATTTTTCGGTCATTATTATCAAAAAAATATTCAAATTACGATATTCCAAAATGAAATTTTTCGAAAAAGTTACCCGTCTGTGTTATTTTCTGGGAATAGATTGTCCCATTTTGATACCGGATAATGTAATTCGGAGACTAAATAATGGTTGTCATGTCAATGCCGAAAATGAAGATATTATATTGTATAATACTATGAACAATATATACGATTATCAACCAACACGTCGCGAGGAAACCATAATTGAGCCCTCTAACATTCCAGAATTCGAAGAATTTTTGGTTCCAACTCGTGTTATTACCAAACTGGACAAAACAATTTGTGACATCAAGAAAGAACTTTTTAACAGAGAAACAGATGTTGGTGAGCCCAATGTTATTTGAATGAGTTAATAATTTGATTGAACAATCAAATTATCAGCTATTGATCCAGCAACAAATAATAATTCGCCACCAGATTCCAAGAAAAATATTTCTTATTATATATAACAATGGCTGGAAATTTTACTGGTTTAAGATATGATCCCCAAGCTTATCGCGAGGAAGTGTCCAGAAGCACTAATCCGATGTTGTATAAATTGGATCCCAATTATGCCGTTAATTGTAATAATTGTTTCGCCCCATATGGACCTAGAGATGGACACCAAAATGCTGTCTCTGTCGGAAACCAAGTCGATATTGATTCTATTTTACGTGGATTGGGTAATATTCAAAGTAAATCCAACCAACAACAAATGCCCGTGCCATTAAATCAATATTCATTGCATACACCTCCTCAATGTTCCAATACTCTGGAAACACAATATAGTCGATATACTCACCCGGCCTATGATATTAAAGGTTTGAACGTTAGAGATATGCGCCTGGATTATCCGCTGCATGATCCCCAATGTCAAATTTTTGAAAATTTTCAGGTCAATACTAGACTACAAGCCAAAGATAATCATCGCGCAGTTTGGCCAACGCTTATTGACCAAACCCCAGCTTTGCCTAAGGAACGTTTAGGACGTGTTAAGAATTGCACCTTGAGTTTGAATTGCAATTATGCTCCATTTTAATTTTACTCAATTTTATCAACAGATTGTCTGATGTATTTTTTTTCATTTTTTCCAAAAAAATTGAAAAAAAAATTGTATAACATGATACACTAGTCACTAAATGATATCCATTTCCAAAAGGAATAGAGATCACTATTCTGCTTAAAGACAACTTAACTAATTTAAAAGATACTATGGATTCTGAATCTGCTGCAAGTGCCTGTTTGACTGATTTAACTACGATCACATTGGGTGATCATAATTGTAATGTAAATAGGAGATTGGAAGATGTAAAACTTTTGCGAAATTTTGAGGATGTATTACCTAAATTTAGCGAAGAGCACGGACTACATTTCGAACTCAAGGATCGTAAAACGGGTAATGCGATTATAGTGCCTTTGAGTTCAAATGTTATAAAGTGGACTGTTATCAAAGGGAAAGAACGTATGAGCGAAACAGAATATATGCAAGCGTTATTGAAAAAAAAATATTCCCATGTGGCATATTTATTGGGCCAAACCTATGCTAAAGGTTTCGAAAAACCATCTGCAGTCCAAGCATTAACAATCATGGAATTAATACAAGGTTATGATGCTACTATTCAATTTAAATCTGGTACCGGTAAAACTTTTTCTTGTACATTTAGTTGTGCTTTTAATGTTGATTCTGAGGACATACATTTACAAGTGATAATTATTACAAGTTCCCATGAAGTGGCCATGCAATTTTATAGTGAAATAAGACATTTATTGCCACAAGAAATATCAGTTGCTCTTTGCATTGGTTGCAAAAAAAATAACACTGTTCGTGGTGGTTTCAAAACTACATCCAGTTTAATGACCAAAACTAAGTCACTCCGCGAACAAATTGAAGAAGCCAAGACCGCGCAAGTGATAGTGGGAACCATGGGGAAAATTTATGATTTCATATGCAACAAAAAATGTATCAATACCAATTATTGTAAGACCATTTGTGTGGACGAATTCGATAATATCTTTTTGCCTCGCAGTCGTGGTCGTTCATCCATGGATATGAACACAGACGAACAAATCATGGAAATTCTCAGTATTCTTCCGAAGGATACACAAAAAATTTTTTTCTCAGCCACTGTTTCAGAGGAAGCTCTATCCAAATCCATGAAATTTTATAGAGATCCAGAAGATGATAATTGTGGCTCAAACGATCCATTCGTTATTTTACTTCCACGTGATGATTTTACTTTGGAAGGTATCAAACAATATTATGTTATTTGTGATTCTCTCTCTTACAAATACAAAATTTTGCAAATTATTATTCAATCATGTCGTATCATTAAGTGTATTATTTTTTGCAATACCATTAGTACTGCCCAGGGAGTGCAAGGCGTTCTGAGAAAAATGGATGTTGCCGCGCCAGTATTTCATGGCAGTTTATCGTCGGAAGAAAGAGAAAAAATTCACAAAGATATGATAGATGGTCGTTTCAGAATTTTGATTTCCACAGATTTGTCCGCCAGAGGACTGGATATTCAGGGCATCAATTTAGTTTTCAATTTTGATATGCCCAATGATTTGGAAACTTATGTCCATCGTGTTGGAAGATCTGGTCGATACGGAAAAAAAGGAACAGCCATCAGTTTGATTATGTGTAATGATCACATAAACGAGGAAAGTGATATTGATTATATTAATGAATGTTCCAAAAATAATCCCATGATTGAACTAAAATCATCAATGGATTTGGAAGAGTTATTGTGAGTCTTGGAATTTATCATAATTGAACGACTCACGAACACTTTGTTTCAAAAAACACAGCATAATTATGCACAAAGGTATAGATTTTGGTTCACAAATGCAATGACAAAATAACATTATCAAAAAATCTTTGATAATATTATAATATACTAATGGCAGGAAAATTTACCCGAAAAATGTATGATTGTTGTGCTACACAACAAGACACCAAACAAAGTACGGATCCATTAGAATTGGTACTTGATGTCAATAAATATGTTAATTGCAATAATATTTGCCGCCCAACAGAACAATATCCTTCCAATTCCGCCTCCTTGGTCGATGTTGAATCTAGTCTTTGGGGAATTGATAAATTGGCCAGCAATTGTGACGTCGCCAAACATCCATTTTGCGGCCCATATGGTTGTTTATTGACAAGAGATCCAAGAGTGGCTCCGCATATTACTCCTTATGCTTGTCAATGGGGACATAACGGAGAAAATGCTGTTGTTACTACCAACATGCAAATGCCTAAAGATGCTGGTTATACTTTACCGGACCCCAACATTTGCCAAAAACAAGGCAATGGTTATTATACTATTCCAAATAATGGTGCTCCATTGGCAGCACCAACTGTCAGAGCACCCATTACCAGAGCACCAACTGTCACAGCCCCGATGGGAGCCCCAAGAACTGTTTACACACCACCAGCCCCAAGATCTCCACTTGCGGCTCCTGTTTCCCGAGTATCACAAATTATTGGATCTCCATTATCATTGGCACCCGTACCTTTATCACCCAAAACAACATCCGTTCTCGCACCATCAAATGCTCCAGTGCTCGCTGCTTGGTGAGCATGAGTTGTTGAAAGTTTGTTTGGGATTTATCATGGTATGTTCTAAACATAGTTACATATCGATTGGAATTTGTGATATGTTTTTATCTGATTAAAATATAATCAAATTTTAATCAAATCTTATTAATTTTTAATACCATATTTCTCGCAAGATTTTTTGACACGATCATAATATTCGTTTTTATTTCGCCTATACAATTGTGCCAGACTGGAATTGAATGGGTCAGAATAATTAGGATCACTCAATAATACTCTTATGGAAACCATTATTGTGATAATATTTTGTGAAGCCGCCCACTTATCTTTTAGAATATCCAAACAAATATCCCCTTCACTATTAATATTAACATGTTCAATGGGTGTGATGAACTTCACTTTGGGTGCGGTAAACGGATAATCAACGGGTAATTTGACATCAATCTTAAATTTATAACCCTCATACAAACTATCTTCCGGTCCGATTAACAAAACTTCCCAATGATAAATATCATCACCCACCATCTTAATTTCAAACATTTTTTCGTACTCTGATGATTTGTTCTGAATACTTTTCACCTCATTTTGAAGTCGGCGGAGATTTGCAGTGTTCATAATAACTATCTAATATTATTTGTGTTTATAATATAATTTTATTATAAATAAATTGATTTTTCAATTTTTTTAATTAAAGTATCTAACTAAAATATTCTATTAAAAAAATTGAAAAATCAATGCCTAAGATTTTGCCATGATATTGTGATCAAATTATCAATAATTATGGTTGCCATCAGTTCTGTCCAAAAAGTATCATTGGTTGCCTCGGACAAAATCATTTCTTTTGCTGAGTGCGAAGAAATAAGAGATGACGATTCCACTTATTCCTTTTTGAAAACAAATCGTTTTATTCCTGCGGCCACAATTTATTTGGGATTCGGTTATCAAGGAATTATCATGCTTGATAATGGTAATGGTTATGATTGTTTGATCTTGGGTGGAACGGATCACATTGAATCAAGTCTAAATTATATTTCATTCATGCTTTATCTGGATTATCCAAATAAATTAGCCATGGGCCAATATGATGATCTTTGCGATGATAGTGAACTCACTTTTTATTTTGCCAAACTAACGCCACCTATTAAGGCCGTTTATGATGAAATTGTTGCAGCCCATCCAGATTTAGAAGATACGAAAATTTTGGAAATGCTCAAAGAAGCCATCAAGTAACAAGTGATTATGAAATAATTTCTTGATAATTATTGATATCTATTTTGTAAATCTTTTTGGAAAGAATCATAAGATTGTTTAATCGTTTCCACTTCTTTGTTTCGTTTAGATTCTAATTGTTTGACCAACTTAGCTTGTTTGGACGGATTAATTTTCTTTTCTTTATCATTTTCTGGTTCGGGAGGGGCAAATATTTCTATTTTACCCACATTGTCACATGTCACAAATGATTGGGGAAAGGGTTCTTGACATTCCATTTTGATTTCCTTATTGTAAAAAGCAAATGCGTCAGAAATAGCATTCATTTCCGTTGTATTATAACCCAGCAAATTATTTCCATCTGGTACTAAATTATTATTCATTTTTTGGAAATATTGTAGTTGCTCGTTACTAATTTTATGCATCAAAATGTTTTGCTTCCATTGTTTAATTCTGGCCAACCAATTGAATGCCTCCGTCGCTTCATATAATTGTGAACCTCTGATAATGATGGTGGGTGTGATTCTGATATTTTGTGGCAAATTTGGATTAAAATCTGTGCATATCTTGTAAAAATATCCCAAAATATTTTCGCGAGCCATCATAATGAGTAATAATTTAGATGCTTCACAATTGTTACTGAAAAAAATAATATTGGATTGGTTCATACTATATTATTTTTTTTGATAATATTATTATTGATTTGGGCGTAATCAATTTCATTTAATCATCTGAATCTGATCTTTCCAAATTATCATAATAATGATCACAACCACATTTCTGGGCGTACTTCAAAAAATAATTTGAATCATTCTCAAAATCAGAATATAGCAAACGTTGGATCAAATAACCAAGTTCGAATGTATGTTTGCCACAAAAATCAATTCCATCACTATGAAAATAATTAATCACACGCACAGGATATTGCGATGTGACATATGACCAAAATGGTACGGACGTACTCCTAGCCGTACAATAATAAATATCCAAATAATAATTGGACAAATTTTCGTCATAAAAATCAATATCACCATAAGCACCCCATTTATTGCCCCAGTGATCATAGCACCATTTTTCACGTGTTTCGCATTCACACTTGATATCATTAGGTATCGGATACAAATTTTGATATGAAAACTTACCAGTTTCTCCCAAAGCGACCATTCTGAAACATTTAAGGACATCTGGGCTTCCAATTACTCTGACAAAATTGGAAATTCGATCCGGCATGTTGATCAATTTAGTTTAATATTGGTTGGATGTCATATGACATGATTAATTCATTATATTTTCAATTTTTTTAGTTTGGTGGCGCACCAATATGATGTTCAAAAGTCATGATATAAATTTTATTTTGTTTCGTGATGAACATGGCTTTGAATTGGTTAAGTTTAGTCATAACCGTGTGTGTGAATTTTTTGTTCTCGTTTATGCGATAACCAAGAATATACCAACCAGAAAAACATAAATGGGGTGATGGTCTTGGGAGAATTTCACAATAATAATCCGTCCGATCACGATACAAACAAGGTGCATCGTCAAAGAATTCTTCCCTGAGATTTAATTTGATTCCGGCAGATCTCAAATATGTTTTCATGATATCAATCATATTGTTTGTGGATTCTGTCAGATCGAAAATGGTATATTGGCCCTGGGTCAATATTTCCAAACCGTGCAAAACTAATTCTAGCAGCATACAAAATATATCAATCGTTTTCATAGATTCTTCCATCAAAATGCCCACCAAATTTTGATCCAATTGACTGACAGGTCTGCCAAACAAATATTTGGCCAATTCTTTGACCGATGTTTCCGGATCATCCAACTGAACACAATTTTCTCTTTGTTGTTCCAAGTATTTATAATATTCTAATTGTTGTTGATATTTGGAATAGGGATCCATTATTTATTATGAATAAAATATATTTTTATATGTGTCGCAAATTATAATAAATTCTAAAAGCTCCGCAATTCTAAAAATTGAAAATTAATCATGTACTTAATGAGTCTTGTTTTGATTCGACTATATTCACATTTACATCTATCAATATGATCAATTATAAAGTGTTGTTGTTGGGTTCTGCAAATACTGGCAAAACAGCATATCTAAAAAAATATATATATGGTTTGTACCCAAAACAATATCAAGTTACTTTTGGAGTGAATTATGGTGAACTTCAGATTATTTTTCGGAAACAAATCATTGCCTTAAGTTTGTTTGACATATCTTCCGAACAAATTGATAGTCAATATCTCAATGTCTTTTTTCTCAAAGCCAATGCTGCCATGATTTTTTTTGATGCCAACCAATTAGAAACCATTGAGACTGCCATCCGATGGAAAAAATTAGTTGAAAGTAAATATCAATCCATCCCATGTATATTGGTTGGAAATAAATTAGATGTGACCGATAAAATTAATTTGCAAGATTTACAATTCATTTCCAACCAAAATGGGTTCCTGGCTTATTATTTGATTTCCGTCAAAAATGATATTAGTTTGGATGATCCAATTAAATTATTATTAGCGCAACATTTGGATATGTTGGCATTCTTATCTGACCATCCAAAACCCACCATATGTTTCCAACTCGGATCAATGATAAAAAAACTGATTTATGAATAATATTGATTTATTAAGTTTGATAACAATAATAAATTAACTCAGTTACCTACAAAATACTTTTGTGGTTCATGTAAAAATTAAAGAAGCTCATATATATACCATGTTAGTCAGGCCGCCTTTTTCGACCTAATTTGGTTTTTAATTGGATGATGATTAGATACGGGAAAATGAATGGCCTATTTGATTTTATTCATAATTATTTTCCCATCATTGTGACAACAATCATGTAACGTATCGAATAACCAAAAATAAATATTCAGTTTTATATATAATGAATTTGAAAAACGCTGCTAATTTTTTGGCACAACAAATGCCTTCGGTCGATCGATCGAATGCTAATCCCATAGAATCTTTGAGTGTGGATGATATTAATTATTTACAACTCTATTTGGAGAAACTTAAAAATCAAAAACAGATAGCTAATGTTCACACTAATCCCAATGCTGGCCAGAATAATTTTCAACCACAATTGCCATTTAACCGAGCCACAGACATTTATGATCCTTTGGGTCGTGAAGTTCCAATTGACTGGCGAAGTTATCGTGATTCATCTATGACACAACTTAATATACCACTATCGTCTGAACCTGGATCTCGTGGATCCATTTCCACACGAAATGGCAAACGATCCCAACAAAACATGGAACTAAATCAAGTCCCAACTTATTTTAATCCATATGAAGTGGGTCCGAAACAAAATGTTTTGCCGCCACTATATAAGCCAACTTACCAAGGTCCTTATGATAATGATCCTGTTTTATTGAATAAAATGGGTATCACGGAATGTTATGGTCGTGATTTGTCCAATCATATTCGTGACGTTAACGTGGAAAGTGCCTTGATGCAACGAGAAATGACACATCTACCCGGACAAAAAAATTTAAGCCAAATTGAAATTAACAGATTTGAACAATTACCCTTTGATCCCCAAAATCACACACATTTAGTTTGGTCAGACAATATGCCTCGTGGTGGTTATCCAACACGTAATGAAAGAGTGGAATTGTGATTATGTTGAAAAAATTGATATTTAAAATGCTGTTGAAAACAACTATGTTTCAAGTCGTATCAAATCATATAAACATTGAAATTATATAAACAATATATATATATGGAAGATAGTTTTATTCTGTCTACTGAGACTGACATTTTGAATTCTCTAACCACAACCAAACAAAAAATACACATTCGAATAAAACAGAGAAACATGAGAAAATGTATTACCACTATTGAAAACATAAATTCGGAATTTGATTTGCCAAATCTTGTCAAAAACATGCGCAAAAAATTTAATTGTATTGGATCAATTAAAAAAAATGATCACGGTTCTTATATAGAATTATCAGGTGATCAACGAATGGCCTCCAAACATTTTTTGATGGAAAATGGTATGAATGAAAATAATATTGTTATACACGGATATTAAAAAATTCAATTAATTTTTATTTAGAATAGTTTA